AGCGGAGCCGCACGAGTCGGGTCGGGTTCGCCTTGCGCCACGCGGCGCGCTTCGTCGTGCCGTAGGTGGTCGCCTTAACCGTGCGGCCGAACACCTCGGTCGTGAGTGCGTTCGTGATGCCCGGTGCGCTCGTGCCGCGGGTCGCGTTGACGATCTCGACCATGTCGGCGCCGTCACGGATCGCCTGCTCGTCAGCCTTGGAGAACCCGGATCGGTACTCGTCGCTGTCCTTGCTGACCTTCGTGCGGATCTGGCCGGCGTCGAACGCTTCCTGCGCCGAGGAGACAAGCCCCATGTCGTGCGCGGCCTCCCAGTTCTGGACCGGGATCATCACGCAGTCGCAGAGTGGGTGTCGGTCGAAGTGGTCAAGGTCGCGGTACACGCGGCCTGCGAGGATCGCGCATCGGGCGCATGAGGGCGGGTTGAGCATCCGCACGTAGTTCTGCCAGTCGGGCCGGGTCACGAACTCAACCTGCGAGGCCGTGCGACCGGCGTCCTGCACCTCGGATGCGATCAGTTGCTCAACCGCACCCATGAACTCGCGAGCCTCACCCCACCAGTTGTCAGGCAGCGGCTCGAGCGGGGCCGGGGCGAACCTGTCGATCGTCGCAACGATCGGCTCTGAGATCGGGAACCCGTAGGACGAAACCCCGGCGAATGCGGCGGGGACCGTCAGCGGTGCTTCATCTTCCGCGAACAGCGCAACCGACCGCGCTGACGCCATCGCCGACGCCATCTGGTACGCGGCCACCGACGAGACGACCTCACGCAGTGGGGCGTTGCGCTTGAACAGGCGCCGGACCGCCAACACTGCAGCGGCGGTGATGCGACGCTGACGTTCGTAGTGGCTACGCGCCTGCGACAGGCTGGGCGTCGCCACCGGCAGCGTCCTTCAAGATCTGGCGCATCAGCGGGTCCGTCGCCTCGGCGTCGAAGTAGGCCCGCTCCTTGGCCTTGCGGGCCTCGGACCAGCCGAGCTCGTCCCAGTAACCCTCACGGGACAGCACGCCAGCCGCACGACGCTTCGCCAACGCATCCTCGCGCTGAGAGACGGTCGGAGTCGACGGGTCGAACCAGTCCACGCGAACCCGATTCCCCTTCACCCACTCGCCAGAGACGAACCGGAGCGCGAGCGCGCCAGCCCAACCGAGCGTCATGCCAACCTGGTCGTTCTGGGACTCCACGCCCCGCGTCAGCGACGCCTCATCGGCACGGATCGCGCCCTCAGCGGGCGGGTTCGACGTGATGATTCCGAAGTACCGCGCCGGGAAGCCCGTCACGATCGACGCCTGACGGCCATACACAGCAAGCGCCGTGTCGAAGTTCTTGAGATCCGCAGCCTCGAGCTGACCAATCTTGGCCTTGTCGTTCGTCAGCATGTGGATCGCGTCGAAGTACGCCTCGAACTGCGGGATCGGCTTACCCTCGGCGTCCACAAAGTCACCCTGAGCGACACCCGTCATGAACATGCGCGGGATACCGTGCGCCTCCTGAGCGAACTGCAGGTTCGTCAACGACCGGGCTGCGGCGTCCACGAGGGGGATCAGGTCGCTCATCTGCGACTCACCAACCCAGCCACCAGAGCGACGGCGGTTCAGGTGCATCACGACCGGCACGGCGCCCAGGTTGTGGACGTCGCGGTCAGCCTCGCGCCACTTCCCGTCCTTGCCCTTCTCCACCCAAACCGTCTGGTTCGGCATGTAGAGCGTGACGTTCGTCGGCTCGACGCCGTTCTCGTCCGTGCCGTAGAACCGCGCGGCGGCAACCATCTGCTCGCGGCGCACATCAACCAGGGCGGCCATCTCGCGGGGAGACTCGACCCGAACTAGGGGGAGGCTCGCGTCATCCTCGTTCGTGCCAACAGACAGGAACGAGCGACCGTAGACCATGCGGTCCCGGTTGAACATCTCAAGGTGCGACGTGAGGTTGTTCGCGTCCCAGATCGCCCGCAACTGCGGGTCGGCAGTCTCCTCGCCCGGCAGGATCAGCGAGCGAACCTGCTGGCGGTCGTTGATCGTGTCGACCAGCGTCCGGTTCCAGTTCGCGATCACAAGGAACTTGCGCATCGCCGGCGGAATCGCCATGCCGAGGTGCTCGACGCGCTGCTGGCCGAGGTAGTAGCGCAGCAAGAGCTCGTCGGCGAGGTTGCTCGACTCATGCTCACGCTTGAGGCGGTTAATCAGCTCCACCTCGGAGGGGGTGAGTGCCACGAGCCCTCCTTAGGTCAGCGCGGTAGGCGGAAGTACGTCGGTCCGGTCACGAGTTCAGGCCAGCCGGCCGCGGTCATGTCGCCATGCGCTTCGTGCGCGAGGATCGAAACGACCGCCATGTCGATCTTTCGCCCGTCGCCCGGCTTGCTCAGGACGTAGCGGCCATTCAGGCGAGGGGCCTTGCGGGCGTTGCCGATGTGCTGCGACGTGTCCTCGCAGCCGTCATGCGTGAAGGCGGAATCCTTCTTGTTCACGTCGACCAACAGGCGCTCAGCCGCCGAGTGCATCGGCTTGTCGCGGAACGTCGGCCACCGCAGAATCACGGTGTCGCCATGCTTCTCAGCCCAGGAGTCGATCTCCGTGGCCCAGTACGGCGGATCGGCGTACAGGCGCACCAGGTTGTAGGTCTCGACGATGTAGTCGAGCGCCGCAGACACCTCGAGCCGAGGAACCTGGCCGCCAAAGTCCGCGGGATTCCAGATCATCGAGCGGCCGTCGGCGAACGTCGGGGTGAACTGGTGACCATCACGCGTCTCGCACCGGAACCCGGTCCAGTCATCCACGTCAGAGCCGTCAAACGCCGCCACAATCTGAGTTCCAGCCGGGACGTCAATCTCGGCCTTGCGGAGATCCCACGCATCGCGAGACAGCCACGACCCTAGGCCGGCCACGATGCGGTTCCCGTAGAACCGTTCAGCCTGGCCGGGGTCTTTCTCCATCAGCTCCGCAGCCTCAGCCTCGATGCCGTGCAAGTCGGCGTGCGGCGAGCCTGCGTAGTTGTAGCGGTGAATCCGTGACCGCTCGACTTTGACCGTGTATTTCAGGTCGGCCGGCGGAGGCTCGTAGAACTTGAAGATGTCGCGCGACTTCGACTCACGCGTCCGCTGCGCCACCGACTGCTCAGACGGGTCATAGCAGTTTGTCGTCTCGATCGAACGGCCACCCATCGCGGCGGCACCGCGACGCATGGTCTCCGCAACCTTGATGAGCTTGTTCGACGCCGTGTAGAGCTGCGACTCGTCCTGCACGCAGAACGTGATCGGGTTACCCAGGCGAGACATCGCACTCGAGGTCACCACGTCGATCCGGCCGTCATTCGGGAGGCGAATGAAGCCCTCGCGGACCAGCATCCGGTCCTTGAGCCGCTCACCCTTCGCCATCGCCTGCAGCGGCCGATACACGTTGTCGACCTGATCCTCAGACGTCGCAAGCAGTTGGATCAGCGGAGTCGGCCACGCATGGCCCATCGCCTCACCCACGCGGTACCTGTAGACCCAGCCGCACGAACAGCCGTGATCGGCACAGTCATAGACGTCGCCCTCGCGAGCCCAGTCGTAGAACAAGGCCGGGCCAACAGCCTCCACGCACACCAGTGCGGCAGACCACGGACCCTTGCCCGTCTTCTGCGGCGCGATCGCCTGAGAGCGACGGTAGGTGAACGCCTCGGACCGGACCGGGATTGCATCCGGGTCGCCCTCGAGCCACGCCACATCCTGCCGGGCCTTGTCGCGCACCCGATAGTGGTTCAGCGTGATCCAAAGCTGCCAGTCATACGGCCGAAACGGGCGACCCTTGCGGAACCCATCTGGCACGACACAATGCCGCTGCATCCACGCAGCGGCCACGAACAGCGCCGGGAAGTCAACGGCGTAGTTACGCTCCACCGTCGACCACGCTCAGGCGGTCCCGAGGGTCGTCAGCGTCCTCAACCGGCGCAGGCTCGTTGCGCTTCTCAGCCACGGCATCAACCGCGACCTTCCAGCCCATCTCGGCAAGGCCGGCGGTCGAGAGGCCGGCCCGGTCGCCGAGGCGGTGAAGGTTGCTCAGTAGAGCGGCATTCGCATCGGGGGCCTCGCAGCGGACTGCGGTTCGGACCCAGAGGGCCACGTCCCACAAGCGCCAACGCTCGGATGGCTGAGACCAGGCGGCACCATGCGGGCCACGCCACTTCTCAGCCCACAGGTCAAGCTCGCGCTGCGACGCCTCGGACAGCGGGAACTCAGGAACGTCGCCGTCATACCGCGCAGGGAGTGCGGTCAGCGAGTAGCCGCGCGCATCCGATCGACCGGAGGCTTCATTAGCCTGCGGGCCGGAGCGATTGCGCGCGCCACCTCGGCTCATCGCGTCACCACGTCAGCCTCGAGCCGCATCGTCCGCGGAACCGCAAACAAAGACCGCTCAGAGACCGCGATGGCAACGTCGCCGCTCACGACCATGCCATTGCGAGCAGCCTCGTCGTCAAGCTCGCGCATCAACCGCTGCATCGCGGCGTGCGTCGACTCGTGAGCGTCGTTCCACTCACCCTCAACGAACATGCGCTTGATGGTCGAACCAGGCGTCGGGCGACTAGTGCTGCCAGCCATTCGGATCATCTCCTCGACGGCATCGCGCCGCGTCAGGGGGCCGCCAGGCGTCGCGCCTAGCCGACGAGCAGGGGTTGAACATCCGCAACGCGATTGCCCTTGGCGACGTTGCAAGTCAGATGGGATATCTGGACGTTCGCCTCGACGTGCTTGCCGCCCAGTGACAGCGGCTTGACGTGATCGAGGGACGCGCTCTGTGGGTGGGGGTAAGCCAGCGACTTGTCGACGGGCTGCGAGCAGAGACCGCAGCACCAGCCGTCACGCTCGCCGATCTGGTCGCGGTCGATCAGTTCGGCAGTCGCGTCGCCCTTGAGCCTCGCGCGACGCTGCTGCGTCTTCCGGCGCAGGTTGGCCCGACGCTTCTCGGTCATCGGGTCGGGCTTGCGGGGGTGCGTCTGCTTCCAGAACCGCTTGCCATGCTGCTCGCAGCAGCACTTCTGGTTGACGTGAACGGGGACGAATATGGCGCCACACCCGTCTAGTCGGCACATGCGATCTGCGTAGGGTTCAGGCAGGAGATTTCCGGCCGCCACGCCGCGACAGAGGTTGGAGCAGTATCTAGCGATGCGGCCGGTGGCGCCGACTGGGACTGGGCCGGCACACTGTTCGCAAGGCTTGGCGGACGCTCGCCTCTCGGCCTGCTTGATCGCAGACTTGCGATTCCTGCACGCCTGGTTGTTGCACGCCTCGGAGCAATAGATCCGCGTTCTGCCGCGCCTACCGACCTCGTTCGTGACCTCGGCGGCACATATGGGGCAGGCGGTAGTCTTGAGCATGTCGGACTCCTAAGAAGTTCGGCCACGGCCCCGGCGAGTTGGTAGCTCGTGCGGGGTTCTTTATTCATTTGGTGAGATATGCGGAATGTCTGATCTATGTTTCCGACCCAGAGACCTCCCCCGCGCCCCCTT